GTAAAACAAATTGGAGATGGGATTTTTAATATGATCGCCTCAGAACTACTGCCAATTGTGCAAGTATTCCTTGACTTTATAATTAAAAAAGCCCCTGAAATTCAGGAAGTTGTAGGAAGTGTTGCCGAATTTATAAGGGATGTAATAAGCAGCTTTAAGAAATTTTGGGATGAGCATGGGGAAGCGATTATGATGGTTGTAGAAAGCGTCTTTGATGCAATCGCGATTATTATCAACACCGCTTTGGATGTTATAAGGGGGATCATTGAATATTGGACGTCTATTATGTCCGGAGACTGGGAGTCGGCATGGGAGGCAGTAAAGGGCATTTTCTTAACGGTATGGGAAGGAATTATATCTCTGATTGATGTATTTCTTGACATGATTATTACTGCGATTCTTAATATCGGTATAAAGCTCTTTAATTCCGCAATGGAAGCTTTTGTTAATATAAAGGAGGGGTTTTCTAAATCGTGGGATGCAGTAAAAGAATGGTTTGAAAAAGCAAAAGAGGAGCCGGTTACCGCTATATTAAGTATTGGGGATTCCCTACATGATGCAGGGAAAGCAGTGTTCGAAAGGCTTTGGGATGGGCTAAAAGAAAAATGGGAAGACATTAAATCGTGGTTCTCTGATAAGCTTGACTTCTTAAACAAAGAGACTGGGTTGGATGGAAAAGGAAGTGCATCAGGAAGACCTGCTGCCGCTGGGTTGCCGTATGTGCCATATGATGGCTACACCGCAATCTTGCACCGAGGAGAACGGGTCGTTAATGCAGAAGATAATAAGACCTACGGGCAGACGCAGCAAGTACCTACAGGTAATACATTTGTATTTAACGCACCAAATCCGCTGACACCGGCAGAGGCAAGAAGGCAAATGCAGAAGGGCTGGAAGGAAATCGCACTTGGGTTTTAGGGAGGTGTAATATGCACATTCATTTAGAAAATAATACGACAAACAAAACGCTTTCCTTTGGACAAGGGGATACGCCGTATGCGATTAACCAACTGGATATCGGCGTCGTCTCAGGAGAGCACAACACTACAAAATACATAAACTTAAACGGAAGCTATGTTAATAAAACATCGCTCGGTGTTCGGGATGTTACTTTAACCGGCTGGATCTTCGCCACATCAGATGCACAGATGAAGGAACGAAAAGAATTTTTAAACAAATTTTTTAATCCGAGGCAGGAAATCAGCATCTATTATAATGAGTATGCGTTAATCGTCCGACCTGATGCATCCATAAAATATTCGACTGAAAAATACGAAAATCGGACGGTTCTTTGTAAGTGGATTGCCCAGTGCACGGCCTTTAATCCGTTATGGAGATTAAAACATGCAAAGGTATACCGAGAGGCAAGAACAATGGGCGTGCCAATTTTTCCGTTTATCATCCCAGAACAACGCGGATTTAGTTTCGGTTATATGCCAGCTACTTCCGTGACGAATGTTCCAAACTTCGGAGATGTGGATGCGGGGTTTGTACTCCGATTTATTGCAGAGGAAGGGCAAGTTATAAATCCAAAAATCGTTGATAACAAAACACAAAAATATATCGAAATCATTGTTGACATGAATATCGGGGATATTGTCGAGATATCGACAATACCGGGCGACAAATATGCAAAATTAATAAAAGGGCAAAGTGAAATTGATATCTTTAAATCGGTAACGAAACAATCCTCGATGGATATGGCACTCTCGGTTGGGGTGAACGACCTGACAATTAATGCGGTGGAAAACGCTGTAAATCTTGCAACATCAATCAGTTTTTCACCTGAGTGGCTGGAGGTGCAGACGTAATGGAAATTTATATCTTAGATCAAAGCACATTAGACCGCATTGGCACTGTGGATATTTATGAATCCCTCATTTGGAATACCTATTTTGCAGATATCGGTTCCTTTGAGCTGCACTGCTCTCTTGATTATTTCCACCTCCTTAAGGAAGAACGATTAGTTCAGAATACGGAGGACAACAACCACACCGGATTGATCGAATACATTTATAAAACAGAAGATCAAGACGGTGTGGAAAGTCTAGTTGTAAAAGGGCGCATGGCAGAAATATTGCTTTCCAGGCGGATTGCAGACGGACAATATGCGTATGAATCTCTTCAACCAGCTGAAATTGCAGCGAATCTAATCACAAATAGCTACATTACACCGACTGACGAAGCTCGAAAAATAAACTTAGAGATCACAAGTTTACCGGTAGCACCGGCAGGCGTAATCAGTTATGCAGGTGCAAATGAAAATCTTGCAACGGAAGTAAAACGAATCTGTGGAGAAAGCGATCTTGGATTTTATTTAAAAGCGGATGATGAGCAAAAGAAATATGTATTTTCAATGTTTACAGGAGAAAATCGCACAGAAGAAGCGAATACAGAAACCGAGATCGAAACTGTTGGTATACAAAATTTGTTGACCAATGGGGAGTTTACAGCGGGGCTTTCGGGATGGACAGCTAACGGTTATGGATTAACAACCGTCTCGGGCGGCTCGATTGGACAGATGTTGAAAAAAACAAAGCTGTGGGATTGGTGGGATGAGGATGATCATTCGCAAGGGCAAAGACCGCTTTATTCCGGTTATATCCAGCAGCATATAAACGTCGACAGTGAGCACCTATATTTTATACAGGTAAAAACGAACAATCCGACTGATTCTGTGGTCGGGTTTGGAATATTGGATAGCAGCGCCTGTACATTTATGTGTACGGGTGAGAGCGTGCAAAAGAAACTCAGCACGCTCTATGTTCCTCTATCATCAGGGACAAAAACCTTCGCGATGGGATACGGAGATCTCTCCGATGAAAAGCAAAAAAAAGGAGCATATCTGCTTTCTGACTATGGATTTGTGCTGGATTTAACCGCGACGTTTGGAGTCGGAAAAGAACCGACAATCGATTGGTGTATCGAAAATATCTTTTATGATGGCGGGTGGAAATATAAAAGGCAAGTTATTTCTTTTATACCAAATGCAAATGACCCGCTCGTCTTTTCCAGAGATCGGGACACGCTGATCGAAGTGGAGTACACAAAAGACATTACAAACGAGTGCACGCATGTGTACATCGATGGCAATGATGATGTAAAAACGGTCATTCAGATTGGAGCTGCGGAAGGACTAAAACGCAAAGAAGGATACTTGAACCTTTCCAGTATTCCGCGCGAATCCGGAGGTGCAGTGATACCGCTGCCAAGCTATCTTGCTATGCTGCATTATAGTGCGCAGGCAACCATCCGAAAAATGATTGTCAGCGAACTTGTAACCGGCAAATTATATTTGTTGTCAAATAGAAAGTATGGACGAGATTTTCACCTTGGCGACATCGTAGCTGTCACCGACAATAAGATTGGGTTTACATCAAATTTAAGAATCACAAGCGCAACGCAGGTGTGGGACACGACCGGATATTCCATCTCTGTCAATTTTGGCGAGGAAGTGCCTAATATCTATGAAACAATAGCGCTTGTGGCGAAAGGAGCAAAATAAATGGCAGATATAACATTAAAGGCAATGCCTTTTGATTCGAGGGAAATCATTGACCCCAACACGGGAGAAACCACATTCGACAGAGTGGCTTATTCAAGGGACTTTGCAGATTGGATGCGGACATATTTTGCAAACGGTATTCTTGTGCAGGAACAATGGCTTTTGACAACACAAATGCAAGTCACCGCTGGTACGGGGACTAATGCTAACATCTCCACAGGGAGCATTTGTATAAATGGTCGCAGTGGATGGCTGGAACAAGATGTTTCTGTATCGTTAGCCGTAGGTGGCGATAATCCAAGAATAGACAGAATTGTTGTAGAGCTAAATATCCCAAATGATAGGGGCATCTACTTAAAGGTATTGCAAGGAACGCCAGCGGCTGAGCCAGTGCCGCCTGAAATGATTAGGACGGAGGATGTATTTCAAATGAGTCTTGCACAGGTCAGAGTTAATGCAGGGCAAGCTACAATCGCAAGTATCACGGATGAACGTTCCGACCCTGATGTCTGCGGTATTTCATACGTGAAATTAACACCCAAGGGTAACTCTGCAAGCGGAGTGCTTGTGGATAATCTAAGCAGTCTATTTTATGGGCAATCTGTCGATGCAGCGCTTGATACTATAGCGGGTAGGACGTACA